GCATCGCTAGCCGCGCTCGCATACGCCACGCCGCCATGCGCATTCGAGCCGTGATAGGAGCGCGCCAAAACAAGGGAATTGCCCGATGTCTGATAATAGTAATCTGAATAATGCGTGGAATCGCTACCGCCAACATTTGTCGGCACCATATCGAAGAATGGACCATTCTCAGCTGCGATATTCGTTATCCAGCCATCGGAAGTCCCGGCGTTCACATTGCGGATTGATCCGTCCGGGTCGGTAATTTTCCAAACGCGGTTGTTGATTTCGACACCTTTCACCCATTCATAGATACCACCAAAAACCCCTTCCAAACCTAAGCCGCAAACATACTTTGAACTTTCGTTTTTGGTATCCGCATTGCCGGTCGCGTTGCTGCTTCCCGTTGTTGTAGCCGGACTATAGGTTGCGCCACCGGCTCCCAATACGGCTTGCAGGTTACGGTTTCCGTATTTGGCATACAGCATAAAGGCTATTACACAATGCTGCTGGAAGTCGATACGCTGGTAGCCTTTGCCGCGGGCCGAGACATACGTATCAAATTGACCGGAGGATACATTTGTTGTCGGAGTTACTCCACTTCGGCTGTATAATTTGTTTCCTGTTTGGTATGCTTTATATGCCCCGACCAAGGAGCGTGGCACATGCTTGAATGTCCCGTCCACGTTGTATTCGGCAAAGCGGTAGCGGAATCTGTTGCTATCCACCTGTTCCCATTTGTAATAGAACTCCGGAAAATCAACCATCACATCGCCCTCTGTACCGTCCAACTTGGCTGCTGAGCCATCGGCGTAGAAATTGCTGTTGTCATCACGAAGATACGAGATTGTGACCTCACCGTCTTTCGTTTTCTTGCAGAGGCAACGGCGGAACTTCGACAGGATGGTTTTAAGAACCCCGCTGTTGATTTCACCGGTGATATTCTGCGGGTCACTTTTGGATTTGTCAAATACAATACCGGCATCCTTGATTTTTGCATACACGAAAGACACGTTACGGCTCGCGGAGTTTGCGGTAAATGATTGGTCTGCCGGTTTGGTGTATCCTGCAAAAGCATCGACGGATACTGTATATCCGGTTCCCGAAGGCACTTTTATAACTACACCGGCACCCTTGCCGCTTCCGATCACTTCCCCGCCTGACGTTCTCTTTATGGTCACAGTACGACCGGAACAGTCCGCACTGTCGTCCGTGCTTACATTGACCGTCACCTTCTCCGCAGAGTAAACCAGGTTTATCTGTCTTTCGTTACCCCCGACAGCCACGTACTGTTGTTCTTCCGGAGAGGCATAACCGGAGGCGGCTTCCGGTGAAACGGTATATTCCACCTGCATGGGGATGGCAATCTCCAGCGCTTCACCGTTCCAGACCAGTTCGGATTGCTGGCCGGAGTAGGAAACAGTCACCTTCTTGCCGTTCAGGGCGGCATCGTTCAAGCCCTGGTTGCTTGTGAGGGTTATGATGGCTTTTTCCTGGAAAGCGGATGTTCCACCAGAACCGGCAACACGCCAATCCGCTTTATTCTCTTCCGTGATGTTGTATAGCTGATAAAAGACATAGTCTTTCTCTTTTGTCTCATACACGCGGCACTGCTGGCCGATTGCGAATTTACGGGTTGCTTCCCCTGACTGGTAGGTCAGTGTATCTTCCCCGGGTGTTGACGGCAGATCCGGAGTTTCTGCGAATTTACCGTTGAGCGATGATACAAGGTTTGTCACCTGCTCCACTTTTTCATCAAGGGTGCCAAGCGACAAATAGAACTCCTCCTTTGTCCCTTTGTAGCCGCCAAGCTGCGCCGCATCCCATGCGCTCAGGCCGTATTCGTCCAGGTCGGCATAACAGTGCTTGCCGTCGGACAGTTTGGTTATAATCTTGCCGTCGCTCCTGCGTTCGAAAAGCCAGACGTTTTCAACGATGACGGTTTTATCGGCTGCCCACTGAGCCGTACTCTTCACGATTTGCTGGTACACGTATGCACCGGTTGTTGATTCACTCATTTTAAATAGCCCTCCTTAATTATAATTGTTGCTTTAGAAAAATCAGTCTGTCCGGTAAGGTAAACCGCTCCCCCGTAACTGCCACCGCCTCCGGAACCTTCACCGCTGCGTTTCCATACGGCTTTGCCTTCCGTGTTGTCGTGGCACTTCCAGAACGTCTTATTCCCGTATTCGTCCACCGTCCAAACCTCGACCCCCACAAAATAGCTGTCATCGTTTACTGTCGGGATATGGTCAAGGTAGGATGGCATCTTCTTTTCGAGCGTGACGATGCGTTCTGCGGCTTTCCTGTCTGCATCCTTCAACAGTTCAATGGCATCGGACAGGGATTTGTCCGCCTTCTTCAGGGACTCCAGCCGGTTTAGTATATCCGTCAGCCAAACAGCTTCCATCTTATCAAAGAATGTGGATGATCCGTCGGCTGTAATCTCAATAAAGCCTGTATCGGACGGTTTTGCCTGGACCACCTTTGCAAAATACCGGACGGCAATGTCACGGACTTTGTCGTCTGCGTATTCACGTTGGACGTGTTCCTCGTCCTTGACCAAATAGACGGGGAATACTTCCACACTCGTAGCCGCCAATGGCAGCACCATGCCGTCAATGTTGACCAGCCCGGCATCGATGCCGGTTTCCGATACCGCGCAGCCGCAGATTACACAGTTGCCGTACTGTGAGAAGAAGCCGTCGGCTATGCGAAGGCCTTCGCTCTGCAACTCCAACAAATCATTTCCCGACCATTTCCTTACGCCGGGGTATTGTACATGCCGTTTCATTTCTTTGTTACTATTTTATAGGTTCTGTCTGCAATCTTGTATCTCTCTATTTCCGCCCGGACAAGGTTCAGGTCCACGCCCTCCGGCACATAGACGATAAAATCCACATCCTTGAAGCTTTGCCCGCCTTCACCTTCCAGGGCGATTTCCTGCATCGGCTCGAACAACACCCAGTGCGCCGGTTCCGAATTTAACCCGATGGCCAGGAACTGGTCCTCGTAGCTCTTGATCAGGATACCGCCGCCGAACGTCTTGTTCAGGTGGCCTTCCAGGGATTTATGCTGGCTTGTTACGTGTACCTTGTACCGGTAATAATCGCGCCAGGCGGCAAAGGCATCCCAGACGCTTTCCAAATCCACCAACGCCCAAAGCCACCGAAGGCGGTTCGGCTGTCTGCGGTGCGGGGCGACATATTGCCGGACGATTTCTTTGAAGTTCAGGATAATGTTCATACGCTAAATATCGTTTATAGATACCATTTCCAGCTTGCTGTCTTCCGTGTAGTTGAAATACCCGGCATGCAGGGTTGCCATCGTGTCAATGGGGATAAAATCCTCGTCCTCCGTGCCCTTGCGGGAAAGGGCGACCATTTTCGCCGTTACGACACCCGCGACGGCCGTTACCGCTTCCAGCATCTTGTGCGAATAAATCACACCCCCGAATTTCTGCGCCGTCTTGAACTCTTCCAGCGAAGCCAGTACCGCTTCCTGCACGCTGTCCACAGGATTGGCGGGGTTATAATAGACTTTAATATCATATCGCACCTCGTCGGCATCGGTCGAGATAACCTCGGATTTCGTACCGGCGAACTTGATGGCGTCGATGTAGTTCTTGAAATTCAGAAGCTGGTTACTCGTGAGCGGCACGATCTTTCCCGCTTCGTCTTCGGTGGCGACGCGGAACATGATCGTGTTGTCTTCCGCCACATTCACCGAAGCGATCTTGATCACGCGGGCGGATTCATCCACCACCGGGTATTCCAGCAGACCGGTTACGGTATCGAATACCAGTTCGTGGCCCATCTGGAACTCATAGCATTTGTCGTTATACCAGGTAACGGTTCCGGCCACTTCCTTTTCCGCATCTTCGTCCATTTCCTTCTTGAACGTGTCCAGCACGATTTCAAAAAGGTAAATGCCATACGCCACGCAGTGTACCCAAAGCCGCCATTCCGAGGCCGCCGAGGTAGAAAGGAAAAAAGAAACCTTCAACCTTTCCGTGATGCTCTGTTCTATTTGTTCAATCGTTCTTGCCATTGCGCTTCCATATAAGTGGTGATACTTCGGTTTATTTTCTTGACTACCGTTTTTCTAATCAGGCGGCTTTCGTCGTCGATTTGTACCGTGGAACCCGAAACCAGTTTGATGTCCGGATAGAAGGCTCCCAGTTCCCGGCCGGATTCCACCACGGCCGAAGATTCGTTTTTCAGTTCCGGGTTGTTCCGGACGATCTCGCCGATGGCTTCCGCCGTGCCGTAGTGTTGCAGGGCGATGTCCAGCAGCAGCTGGCCGTTTTCCACTTCAATCGTTTTCATATCGTGCCTCCACATTTAAATCGTTTGAATAGGTGGCAAAGGCCACCTTTGTTACTTTCATGCCGTCGGCCGTAAACTCCTTGCGCGTGGCTCTGAGCAAGCCTTCCGGGTCGTTGTCCATCATATAATTTACAGCTCCGACACCGGCTTCCGCCTTCTGCCGTATATGGCCCTTGTCCGAATACAGCAGGTCGCGCTGGTGCTGGTAGGTACTTTCCGCTATCAGCAAATCTCCGGTCGTAAAATCCAGGTCGCCGTCAGGCTGTTGCTTATAATCTTTCATAGGCTTTATGATATAGTATTGCCAAAAGTACCGGTCACAGGCCCCATCGAAGTTGTCAGACCGGCTGTATAAGTAATTGTCGCGCTTTTGATGGCGTTCATGACAGCATCCGCCAGTTTGTCTGCCACCTTGTCGATAGCCCCATCCCGGTCCTCGTCCTGCTGGTTCATCACCTGGGTGAAGGCTTCCTTTATCTCTGACTTGATTGTCGCTTTTACTAATGCCATAATTTATCCCTCCATATAATTAGGCAAATCCGCCTTTATTTGTTGAAATGTCGCCATATTGATAGGTACGCCGGACGGACCTACAGCTGTCGGAACTGTCAGAGCACAAATCCCGTCCAGCATTTGTTCCAGCGTTTTCTTTAGTCCTGAGCCACCACGGGTAACAGTTACACCGCCGGTGGAGACCTTGACCGTCGTAGAATCGGCCGTGAGGGTGAGTGCTTCCGCTTCATGGAGGGTTTTCACCTTGTCATTCGTTACTTCCAGCTTTTCCGCGTCCACATGGACGGTTATCTTTTCACCTTTCTTGATGTCGATATTTTCGGTGTCGATGATTACTTCCAAATCGGCATCGGTAAATATCATCTTGTCTATCTCGGTGAACTGACACACGAACAGTTCGTTGCTTTTCCCGATCCGGCAGACCAGCACCGTACTTTGCAGACGCGGGATAAAGGCGAAGCCCTGCAGGTTGGCGTTCACCAGACCGCGAAGGCGCACATCGAAATAATCCACCTGATCATCACGCTTCACTGTACAGGTAAACTCATCCCCGTTTACTTCGGTAACGGTTCCCTGGAATACCTGGTCGCCACTTTCGCCGAACCGCTGCTGGAACTTCCGGCGTAATTCTTCCATTTCCTTGCTCATGCCTTAATCCCGATTTCAACGGTACGCCGGCCGCCGCCTGTTCCGAAAGACGTTTCCACGCTTTCGATGAAGTAGTCGCCGCTCCGTTCGTTATACACTTTGTCCTCGATACTCGCCACCATGCCCGGAAGGGCGTAGGGAAGCAGGAAGGTTGTTATCTTGCCCCGGTAACCGTCGAACGAGTACCGTTTCAGTTCTTCCTGTGCCAGCGTTTTTAATTCGCCGGCGTCTTTTACGTCGTAATAGTAAAAGGTACGTGTTTCGCCGCCGTCCTCACCCAGTTCACCCTCTATCTTCGAGCCGTCCTTGTAATAGCAGACCGCCTTTACTTTCAGTTTGATGTCCTCGGCCAACTGGTATTTCAGTTCATCATCGCTAATCACGTTTTCCCGAAGGACGTATTTCACCGTTTCGCCCTTAACGTCGTTCGCCTTGCCGACATGGAGTTTCCCGTTTATATCAAACCACGCCACAAGCCCGTATTCCTTTTTCAAGAGAGCCAGAACCCAACTGCCGGGCTTGTTGTTGACGACAAAGTTCTTTAACGTCAGACCCACAATCTCGCCCAGTTGGATTCCCGTTAGAATGGTGTTCAAACAGTCTTTAAGCGTTGTTTCCTTCTTTGAGAAAACACAGTTCAAGAAACGCAGCTTGTAATATTCGTCCTCGCATTCGATTTCCAAGGGGACTTTGTAGTTCAGCCGCTTTACATAGCCGATAAACTCGGTGTTCAGGCTTCCGTCGTACCCCAACTTGATTTCCACCTTGTCGCCTACTTTGATGGCCTGAGCGGTTTCGATATGCGTCGGCGGTTCCCCGGCATGTTTCAGCACGGCCGTTACCGGAACTTTGATCGTGGCGGTTGCCATCAGGTCATACAGGCTCCGTTTCACCTTCACGTCGTGCACAGACCCAAAGGAGACCGAACCGATTTTTATTTCACAACATAAAGCAAACATATTATTCCAGTATTAATTCAAAACTCCGGTCCGTTACCAGTTCCATCGTGAACACCTGTGCCGTCTCGTAGCCTTTCATTTCGGCAAAGTCGATGCTTTTTATCACGACCTTATCCTCTTCGTCTAAAAAGATGTCCGTAAGGGCACATTTGAGCGTAACCGATTCGTTGATGTTGTACAATTCATTCAGGGCGTTAATCTGCTGGTCGGGAAAATCCACGTCCAGGCAGACACCGGCGATGCGTATCTCGTAATCATCGACCGAGATCAGTTCCTTGACCGTACCCTTGCGGCCGACCATCGCCGTTTCCACGATACTTTTCTTTCCACGGATGGAAATGACGGCGTTCGGTATCTCGTATTCCGTCCCTTTATGCTCCAGCACGATCGGCATGAAATACCAGCGTCCTTGCGCGTCCTTCTTCCGGAGCGTGGAGCCGAAGTCGGAACTGGTCTTTTCCGAAGCTTGTTCGCCGGGGTATTCGTACCCGTCCGCCTTGTACTTGCCCGGCGCGTCGGGAATGAAACCGCCCGGATAGGGCAATCCCTTGTAGCCGAGCACGCTGAGCAGCATGTCGCCCAGGTTGAACCGGCTTACCCGTTTGAACGTTTGGGCTACTTCTTTTACTGTGTATTTCGTTGCCATATTATCCTTCTCCCAATTCTTCAAATACTCTTATTACTTCTGCACGAATCTCATCACGTCCCTTTTGGTCGGTATTGGCCACATGGATAACCACTTCGTCGCATACCTTGCCAATTTGGTACGTCCGGCCGCTGTTGTTGTACGTCCGGCTGGTGTCGGTGGTGAACGTATTGTTCGTTTCCCGGATATTTTCCACGTTATAGGCGTCGGAGATATTCGGGGTCGGTATATCCATCGCCCGTACATTCGGAGCGGAAGCCAGCATGACCGGAACGGCAACCGCTGCGGCAATCTTCCGGACATTCTGCATGATGTCCGCAAGGTAGTTTGTTTCCCCGGCATCATACGTCTGGGCACTGTCATCGATCCGGGTTCCGGACGCAGGGGGACTATTTAAGGCACCGGCTGTCCCGGCTGCCGGTACCGCCTGCGCAACCGGTGCTGTCACCTTCATCGGAATCATTACCGGCTCCAGTTTCCGGGTTGCGGCAGTGTATTCGGCACTCTCCCCTAGGTTAGCTGTAACCGGTTTATCGTCCAGACGGAGCGTAGCCTGTTTCTTCGTGCCCGTTTTCCCTTTGGTGGTACTCATCTTCTTCATCAGGGCATCGAAGTCCGGAACAGCAGCTGCCGGTGTTGTTACAGGCTCCGGCATTTCGGGAATTAACCGGTTGGCGGCATCCGCATCGTTTGTTTCCTGTGAAGCCGCCCGGCTATCCTTACCCGCTTGCCTGCCCTTTTCCCAGGCTGCGGAATAGTTGCCTTTTTGCAGGGTGTTATATGCCACTGATACGGGATTGGCACCCAAAACGCCTTCCCCTATATCTTTAAATCCCTCTTTGGCAAGCCCTGCGGCCTCCTTGAAGTTGCCTTTCAGCATACTGACAATTGCCGAACAGACACCGCCGATACCGGACAGTACTTGCTTGAACGGCTTTACGATGCTGTCGAGCAATGTCCGCCCGAATTCCTTCACGACTTCCCACGTGCCGAGAATGCCCATACGGAATCCTTCGAACTTTTGCCAGCAATAGGTAACGGCTGCAATCACCGCACCGATGGCAACGGTAACCCATCCAAGCGGGGAAGCCGCAAACGCCGCATTGAGTGCCCACTGTGCAGCGGTAAGCCCACCGGTAACGGCCGTCTGCGCAATATCCAATACTTTTTTGATACCGCCAATGACAACCGCCTTTTGGGTCCAGGCATAGTTCAACGCCATCGCTGCCGTCAGGACTCCGAGCGTAGTCGTCAGCCCGACAATAACCGGGTTGCCTTCCTGAATCAATGCATACCAGCCGGAGAAGAAACCGGTAACGGCATCCATCACAACCGAAACGCCGTCCAACACGCCACCGGCAACGGCCAGCCCCGCGCTGATTACCGGCAACATGATTTCGCCGACTTGCAAACCGATATTCTTAAACAGGTTCCACACTTCGGTCGCCTGCTGCATGGCATTCCGGGAATAGCCGAGCGCGGTGGTGGTTTCCCCGGTGGAGTTCGCCACGTCGTGCATGGATTCCCGGAGCTTTTCCGTGTCGGACATCAGGACGGAAAAGGCGGATTTAGCTTCCTTATCCACCAGCCCGAACTCTTCCAAAAGGGATGACTTTTGTTCGTCGTTCAGGCTGCCCAATACGTTTTGAAGGTCGGTGAATATATCGACAATGCTCCGGATATTACCCGTATCGTCGAACACGTCCACCCCGGCAGCGGAGAGTTTCTTCCTCACATCCACCCGGCCCAATACCGAGAAGGCGTTTTCCATCAACGTGGCGGCACGTTCGGCCGACTGGCCTTTGCCGGTCATATAGGCGAATGTACCGGCGACTTCCTTATAGGCGATACCCAGGTTGTCGGCCCCGGCAATCAGGTTAGGCATATACCGGGCGAAGTCGGCAAATTCTCCCGCCCCGACACGCTTTGCCGCGAAGAAGGTATCCAATACTTCTTGCGCCGTGGTGTTCTCCTTGCCCACGATGGAAAGCGTCTGTGCCAACGCAGCCGATACGGTGTCCAGGTCGGTAAATCCCGCCTTGCTGCCTTTCAGGGCGGCGTCCAATATCGAAAGGGATAATTCAACGTCGTTCACCTGTGAGTTGATTGCCTCGAAGCCGACCGGTACGACCTGGATGTCTGTTTTGTTGTCGGCAGCGATTTGCTTCAATCGCTTTTTCAGATCGTCCAGCCCGGCTTCGTCCAACTGGGCGGTGATATTCACCTTCGCCATGTTTTCGTCAAAGGTCATGCCGGCACTTCCCGCAAAGGTGGCGGCGGTTATTCCTGCAACTAATGGATTTTTCAGAAGGTTTGCCCCTGGTATCGCGTCGAAGGCTTCCGATGCCCATTTTTTAAACTTACCTCCACCGGCAGCTGTCTCCAACTCGTTCAATTCGTTTGTAAGTCGGGAAATCTCACGGTTATATTCTTTTATGGCCGGAAGATTGTCAGCCGGTATCCATTCCTTCTCAGCCTGTAAAGCGTCTATCCGGGCTTTCAGTGAGCCGATGGTCTTTCCTGTGTCCTGGAATACGTCTTCCGCCGACCTGACTTTTTCCTGTACGCCGGAAAGGGCCGACCTCGTTTTATCCGAGGTGGCCGTTATCCCTGCCAGTTTAGCGCTGATCTGGTCACGGAGCGAAAAGATGTATTCTATCTTGTTTGCCATAAATCACCCATGCTTTTAATAAAATCGTATTTTACCCATTCGGCCAAAGCAACCTGCAAACCCCATTCTTCGTCGCCTAGCGTTTCCGGGTCGATATGCAGGTAGGCCCGAATCAAACTGTCTGCAAGCAGCAACCAGCCGGGCCTGTCGGCGATGCCCGTCCGGCTTATAACTTTTTTAGCTCGGCTTCCTTCACTTCCACCAGTTCGCCCAGCTTTGCCGATACGCCGAGGAATAGCGAATCGTCTGTCTTGATTTCTTCGTCACCGTCAAGCCAGCAATTATTCAACAGAATCTCGTTATACTTCATCGGGTCATTTTTCCCGACCACAGCAGCGGCACTAAGAGCCTGACGACTGGGGCGTTTCAGGTAAGCAACCTTATCACCAACGACAACACAAAACACGTCTCCGTACTTCTTTTTCCATGCTTCGATTTGTTCCTGGACTACGTTTTTTTCTGGCATAATTGTATTTTTTATGTCTTGTTTATCCATCGTATTATTATTTTAAATTGTTATACCACATTATATTCTACATCACAGGCAATAAAAGGCAACGCGTGTTCTGAATACAGGTCGCCTTCCTTAATGCTGTTCGGAACTTCCGTAATGGAAGCATTTATAACCTTGTCTGTCTGTACTACTCCCGTTTCCGAAATATAGGAAACAATGACATCAAATTCCAGGTCGGTTACATCATCGTAGCCTTTCGCTTTTGCGGCCGCATGCATGGCAACCAGTTCAGACTGTAAAACAGTAATCGTTCCCTCGTATTCTTTCTTGCCCATCTGTATGCCACGTGCCTTTTTACCTGTTGCATACAAGGCTTCTTTTGCCCGTTTGGATTTGTACTCAATGGCACGCAGCCCGGCTACAGGTTTGCCGAGCAATACCACATTTACGTCAATCCACGCATATTCTTTTGAATTAAAACTTGCCATTACTCACTTGTTTTATTAAAAGGATTATCAAATGACAGATCAACATTGATTTCTTTGAGTAAAGCGGTAGGTACAACCTTCGCCTGCACTTTTAGCGCATTCGTTGAAATCAAATCCTGGTTAGGGTCTATGTAGGCGGTGAACCCGGAGATTTCGCCTTCCATATTCGTATTCACGGCACGGACCAGCAACTGTTCGTAATACTTGCACATAGGTTGCGGCAGCTTGCCGGTTTCCGGATCAACGGCCACGCTGTCCAGTATTTCGTCTATATAAGTCTTGTAACAGATTACCAGTGCCTTTTGAATAACTCGTGTAAGGCTCAGACGGTGGTAGTCGTTGGTCGTGGCGACCGCCGTCGGGTCGTCATTCAGATAATAGCCGTTCTTTCCGATATAAGTACGGTAGAAAATATATCCCGCGTCGTGCAGGGCATTCCAAAGGCTGTAACTTTCCTCCGGCTTCTTTCCGTTCGTCAGATAGCCATCCGCCACCAGGCTTCCGTCACGGACACGGGCCGGCGAGATGTTGACAGCGCACGTTGCCAACCGCCCCAGTACCTTACCGATAGCGGCCGAATAATATTCGCTTGCCCCGTATTTACCATCCGAGGCCATCACGACAGATACGCTGTCCTGGCTCCCTTCACGTGGCTGGTACAGGCTATCGGTCGTTCCGTTCCAGGCAAGGGCCGGAAGGAGGGCCACAAACGGGGCAATCTGTTTCAGGTATGAATCAATTACCTGCTGGGCTGCTGTAACAGCCGTTACCACGTCCTGGTCAATACCGCTTGTAACGGTCGGTTCGTATTCATCTTCCGGATTTCGGTTGATACCCACCAGGCGGATACGCCCGGCCGCCGAATCGATCAGGGTTTTCAATGGTGCCCCGGCTTCCATAGAACAGATTTCGGTCAGCGTCTTTGCCGCGTCAACTACCAGCAGATGCAGTTCCGCACCGTCACCGGCCGATTCGTAAAAGCCCAGCACCTCTTTATAGGCCAACGGGTTGTTTTCTGCCGTCAGCCCCAATTTTTTCAAATCACCGGTAGAAGCAATCACATAGACCTTGTTCAGTTCCAATGTGGACGAAACCGCCTTGCCGGTCAGGATCAGCCCGGCGATACCGTCGTCCGAAAGGGTGACAGTCCCGATATTGCCGTTACCCAGCGTTATATTTACATTTGGTAAACTCATATTAATTGCGTTTTAATAGTTTTCGAACACCTTTCAAACCTAACCAAAGAGCCAGGATTGAAATTGATATTTTCCCGATCCGTATCCACGTTTCCTGCCACCACGTAAGGCGGTTCACTTCCACCTTGACCGGTTGCGGTATATAAATGATTGAATCCTTACCGGGTACATAGACCGTATCGGGAGAAGCTTTCGCCTTGTAGTCCAGCTTCCCGTCTTTAAAAGACAGGTCGGTTTCCATCCGTTTGCCCTTCAACTCCTCTACCTGCCGCATAAGGACCCGGCCTGTGCTGTCACACTCGAACAGGGCGGTCAGAAGTGCCGAATCAGGCGAAAGATAGACAGGAACAAGGCGCTCCCTTACCACCGGATCAGGCACCGGTGGGCTCGCGTGCGTGCCCCTCGACATCTTCGGCCCTGCGCAATTCATACAGCACAGGGCAAGCATCAGCATGATCGGCAAAAGGGCAGCGGTTCGCCTTTTCGACAGCCCGGCGAAGCCGTGCCAGTTCTTTACGTATCGCATTGATTTCTTTCTTTAATGGTTCGACGACCTGTTCCATCAGGATGGACATCCCGTTTTTTACGTTCTCCAGTTCGTCGCCCCGTATGTCCGTCTTGGAAGCCTCTACCTGTGCCCGAAGTGATTCAAGTTCGGTGTTATACTTCTTTCTGAGCAGCAAACTCTGAATCCATAATCCAACCGGTGCAGACACGACACCGAACAGTAATGAAATGATTTCGGAAGTTTCCATCCTGATTTCACAAGGTTTTATTATTCGTTCAACAAATCCCAGCCGGCTTCCACATCGGCCATGACCGCCGGGATGCCGTTTTCAACCTGGCTTATCGCTGCGGCCAAGGCGCACATCGTCCCTTTGTCATCCACATCGGGAACAAAAGTGGCCGGCACTTGTATTTCCCTGCATACACGGGTGATATAGCCCGATGTGTTGTTTTCGGTTCGCGGTGCCCACCGGCTGATAAAGTCGGCAATTGTCTTACAGCCGTGTTTGCGGCGATAATTCTGCAACAGCTTGATCAGGGCACGGTAGCCGTGTGCCATATCCTTGAACTCTTCGAAGGAATTGTCCTTCTTTGCTCCGGCCGGGACTTCTCCTTTCCAGTCGGTAGCATCCGAATTGCGGATGTTACCGGGATTACAATTTCTGATTCCTCGCGGTGCCATGATCAGGATGCTTTATATTCTGACATGATAGCGCCCATTGCCTCTTTCTTTTTCGGGAGTACGATGAAGTAATGGCGGAAGTTTACGAGGCTTCGCTGGTTCAGCGGGTCTGTCTTGGCCTCGGAATAGTACATCTTTGTACTACCGGATGCCTTGAATACACGCTTGGTGTAGAATGCCACGGATGCCTGGTACTCGTTGGCCGATGCAGCCGTACCGAAAGCGACCTTCCCTCCGGCCACCTTGTACACCGGGTTGTCCGAATACTCGTACACCTCGAATCCGTACAGGTTGGCAATTTTACCGGTAGTATAATTATAATACTGATCTTTAAACTTCTGGTCTGTCAGAAGCAAATCGTTAACGTGATCGCTACACAAAACAAGACGCCTTCCCTGTACGGGAATCTTCATTTTATCGAATTTATCCTTAAGCGCGATAATATCTGAGATTTGCAAACGTTTTCGTCCGGTAGTACCACCACCAACAATCTCACCGGAGGTTTTCAAAACCGGGGTTTTGTCACTGTCGCTGTCCGGAGCCAACGCATGGATAGCCTTGGCAAATTTCTTTTCCTTTATCGCGTCTGCGTGGCGTTCCTTCAGGCTCGACATCTTGTCGTAGGAAGAAGCGTACAATTCATCGTCCGTTACTGGTGTCGGCTTGGTTTGGAACTTATCCAGGGAGAACACCGCGTCGGTATCAGTAATATCCTGTACTTCCAAAGGGTAGGTCGTGTTATTGACCAGCACTTCCGGATCACCGCCGACATCAATCATGTGGATTACGTCATTCTCAGCATACTGCGAATAGTCCGGCAGTCCGTCAAGAAAGGTTGCCACATCACCGGCACGAAGTGTTTTGATTAATTCGCCAGTCCATACCTCGGTCAGCACCCCTTCGCAAAGTGCTCCGGAAGGCAAGAAAGGACCGGCCACTAATGATACGCTGACAGCGGTAGCGGCTCCGGCCATAGCCGGAACGCCCATCACGGCGGCAACCATAACGCCCATCACCGCATTAAATAGCAGGGCTGTAATAGCTTTGATTCCTTTTGATTCCATTTGTTTTTTGATTTGTTTGATTGATTAATAATTAGGACAGTCCACACCATATTCAGCCTTATACAGCTTCATATAAGTGGCTTTGTCGTTTGTTCTCAGTTCAATAATTTTGTCGGCCGGAACGTCTGATAATTTCTTCCACTCGGCAGAAGCGGAATTTCCACCGGAAAGTCGGATCACGTCAGTTGGTTTCTGCGCCGGTGTCATGGCTTCGAAGGTCATCTTCAAAGTTTCAAGGCCGACCATTTTGCCGAGCTCGACAAAATGGTTCTTTTTCTCGGCCGTGATACGACGTTCGTTAATGGCATTTTCTACCGCGGTGGTAATACCAGCCAGCCTAATTTCTTCCTTTTCCTTTCTTAACTGTTCGTTGGCAGTTTTATAGCCCAACAGCACTTCGATTGTGGAAAGGATTTCTTTTTCCGTTGCCGTTTCCGGCAGCCCAAGTTTCAGGGCGATTGCTTTAAAATCCATCTTTTCGTCTGATTTTTGAGTGTTATTAATAAGCAGCGGAAGGTTTTCCGAGTCCTCTCCGGCTACCAGTTTCAATTCTTTTCCGTCAGCGTTCAATATAAGCGGCAGAGCATTGTCATTCCCGCCGATGTCCACCATACTGACCTCGGTCAGCTTGCTGCGGGTGACGGTCGCACGATACTGTCCGGGCTTGATAAGCTCCGGAGCGTCGCTGTATTCCAGTACATCCACATTAGCAGAAGCCATACGCAGTGTGCCCTTTTCCCACTGCGCCTTCGCCTGTTTGGACTCCTCGCGCACTTCGTCAAACCAGGGCTCTCCCGTCACCCGCCCTTCCTCTTTCTTCACATCTTTGATGCAGCCGATTATCACACCACGCCAGTGCATCCAGAGCAGTACCGGATTTCTCTCATATTGGGAAATATCCATTCCCGCCGTGCTGATCCACGTGCCGTAGCAGTTTACCGACTCATCACTTATTACTATTCTTTTTGCCATTCGTTTGTTTGTTGATATACTGCAAACATATTATCGTAAATGCACCCGTCAAAATAAGAGCGCAACGGTTACACACTTCTATGTAATGGTTACACACTTCTATGTAACGACTACACTCTTAATTGCCGAAGCACGATTTCCTTTACAATTTTGCTGAAAAGCTAATATCAATTTTATGGCAACATCAAAGAAAGAACTTGAAAAAACAAAGGAGCTGGCAAGGCTCTATTACTTGAACGGAGATACACAGAAACTGGTTGCCGAGAAGGTTGGAGTTTCCCGCGTAACAGTAAACAAGTGGGTTAATGATGGTGGCTGGGATGCGCTACGCACCGCCAAGTCCATCACTCGTAAGGAGCTTGTGGCAAAAATTATGAGAAAGGCTGACGAAAGGCTGGAGAGTGGGGATATGACAGCCGACGAAATGGCAAAGCTGGCAGCCAGCATTGAAAAAATAGATAAACGTACCAATGCCACAACCATTATAGAGGTACTCACTTCCTATAATAACTGGCTGGTAGCTCGCACCCAGATAGACAAGGAACTGACAGTGGACTTCTTGAAAATGACCAACCGCTACCAGGATATATTTATTGCGGAACAGGTTTCGGCCGAAAATCCGGGGCTATAATATATAAATGTATATGGCGACACAGATAGGTCAGAAAGAAGCGTTGAAAAGATGGAAGCAGCTTTGCGAGACCATCCAGAACTTTTCCACCGTCAACACAGCCGAAACAAAGGCCGAGCAGATGGAACGCATCAGCCGCGCCCGGAAAGACTACGCCTATTTCGTAGAATATTACTTTCCGCATTATTGTACCGACAGCGAAACTGGCAAAGTTATCCCTTCCGCAAAGCACCATATTGAGGCGGCGAAAAAGATACTGAAACGCCGGACATTGAAGGCTGTTTTCAAATGGGCACGTGGACAGGCTAAATCTACCCACATGGACGTCATGATCCCGATGTGGCTCATGGCACAGAAGCGACGTGAAATAAACGTTATGGTATTGGTGGGCAAGTCAGAGGATGCCGCCTGCACCTTGCTTGGCGACATTCAGGCAGAACTACAATACAACAAACGATATACACACGACTTCGGAACCAAATACAATGCCGGAAACTGGCAGGATGGCGAGTTTGTAACCTCAGACGGCGTAGCCTTCTTTGCTCGAGGTCGTGGCCAGTCGCCGCGTGGTCTCCGTTACCGGAACCGACGACCGGACTATATCGTTATCGACGACCTCGACGACGACGAACTATGTGAGAACGACAGCCGTGTCCGTAAACTGACCGAATGGGTGAAAGAGGCCCTTTTCGGAGCGTTCGGGGCCGAAGGCGGGCGTTTTATCATGGTGGGTAACCTTATCAGCAAATGCAGCGTATTGGCAAACATAGCCGCATCAAAAGGCGTAGAAGTAAGCCAGGTTAACGTCCTGGACAAGAACGGCAAATCGGCATGGCCGGAATACTGGACTCCTGAACGTATTCAGGAAAAGCGCGAGTTCATGGGCTACCGGGCCTTTGAAAAGGAATACATGAACAACCCGATCAAAGAAGGTTCGGTATTCCGCAAGGATTGGATTCGGTGGAAAAAGATATTGCCGCTCGACAAGTATGACGAAATTGTGGCTTACTGCGACCCCTCATTCAAAGGCTCTACAAAAAACGACTACAAGGCCATCAAGGTATGGGGCAAAGCCGGAACAGAACTGCACCATATCCGCGCTTTTGTCCGGCAATGTTCCGTTGCGGAAATGGTACGCTGGTTCTATGACTTACACGAAAGCCTGCCGGAAGGGGTTATCTGCAAATACATGATAGAGGCGAATTTCCTGCAAGACACCTTGCTTGACGATTTCGAGGAAGAAGGAAACCTTCGCGGATACCAGTTACCCATACAGGCCGACAAGCGCAAAAAGCCGGACAAGTTCCAGCGTATCGAAGCGGTATCGCCGCTTTGGGAACGCGGTTTTGTCTTTTACAACGAGGATTTACAGAATGATCCGGACATGCTGGCGGGTATCGAACAGACACTTTCAATCGAAAAAGGCAGCAGCACACACGATGATGGTCCCGACGCTGATGAAGGTGCAATCAATGTATTGCAGAAGCATTCAAGAATACAGAAGTTTAAACCGGGCATCGGCACACGCCGGTCTCCTAAAAATATATGGTAAGATGAAACAGTTTATTAAAGACCTTATCTTGAGTTACAGGATAAAACGTGCCATTCGCTTGGCAGAAGAACTTTCCAGAGTTAGCAAACGCCGGTATCTTGTCCTTATGGTGGCAGGTATTCCTAAAGTATATTCCAAACAGGAACTGAAAAAGATGATTACCCAAAGGAAATTCCGTAAGGGTACAACCATTCAGGATCTGGAGAAGAAAGCAATCCTTATAACCGGGTAAGCCTATGTTTTTGACCGAAGAAGATTATATCGTGGCAAGCAATACGGCACTGAACGTATTGCAGCAATGTTCGGAGGAAAAACGGGAAACCGCCGAACGGATGGCCATTGAGGAAGTGTCCGGCTATCTAAGAAGCCGGTACGATGTGAAGAAGATTTTCGCCGCCTCCGGTAGCGAGCGGAATAACATTATCGTGCTCCGTACCTGCGATGTATCCTTGTACCATCTTTCTGCGTGGCTGCCAAACAAGATGGGGCACGAAATAAGGAAAGAACGTTACGAACTTGCCTTGAAATGGTTGGAAGGCGTACAGGCGGGCAAGATAATTCCTGACCTTCCCACCGTAACCGGAGAAGATGGCGAGGAAGACGTGAACAACCCTGTCAAATGGGGTTCCGGAAGACAAAATACTTATATATGGTAGATTATGGCAAAAAGAAACAAATATAATCCAGGCATGAAGATTGGAGGATTCAACCTGGCATCGGCAAAAGACCGTCGTCGGCTCCAGTCGCTGACGGTAGAACTGAAGCTCCAGGCCGAAGCCTTGACGCAAAAGGATATGCGCTCATGGCGTCAGGCATGGCAGCAGGCTATAGACATCGAAAACCCGCGCCGGGAACGGTTGTATGATATTTACCGCGATGTGGAAGTGGACCTGCATCTTTGCGGTTGTGTGAACCAGCGCAAAGGGTTCGTCCAGAAGAAAGGCTTCAAATTGGTAGATGTCAAAGGGAAACAGAACGACGATGTCACCCGGCTTTTTGAAGCGGTATGGTTCAAGGATCTGGTCGGTTATATCTTGGATTCCCGATACTGGGGTCATTCGCTTATCCAGTTGGGAGACGTGGTGAGCATTGATGGGGAAATGCGCTATATGGGTGTGGAACTGGTCAACCGCAAACACGTGATACCGGAATACGGCGTGATCGTCCGGGAACAGGGCGACGAATGGAGAATAGGTGTACCCTACCGGGAAGGCCCGATGGCCGACTGGGTGGTGGAAGCAGGGAAACCCAAAGATTTGGGCTTATACCTGAAAGCTGCCACACAGACCATCCCCAAAAAGAATATGCTGGCCTATTGGGACCAATTCGGGGAAATATTCGGGATGCCCATCCGTATCGCCAAAACGACGGCACGCGACCCGAAAGACCGGGGCCAGATAGAAAACATGCTTTCTTCGATGGGGGCGGCCGCCTGGGGGTTGTTCCCGGACGGAACAGACATTGACATCAAGGAAACAACACGGGGCGACGCTTTCAATGTCTATGACAAGCGTATTGATCGCGCCAACTCTGAACTGTCAAAAGGTATCCTGAACCAGACGATGACCATCGACAACGGAAGCAGCCTTTCACAGTCGGAAGTCCATTTGGAAGTATTCGAGAACGTGGTCGAAAAAGACGCCGACCTCGTGAAAGACATCGTAAACGACCAGCTTCTGCCGCGCATGGTAAAGCACGGCTTTCCGGTAAAAGGGCTGCACTTCAAGTGGGACGACAGCGTGGACTACACCCCGGAACAGCAGTTGGAATACGAAAAGATGATTCTTGACCGGTTCGAAGTCGATCCCAAATACCTTATCGACAAGTACGGCGTGCCCATTACCGGCAAAAAGGCGGTTCCGGACACTTCCGTTGGGCTGGCACGTCCTTTTTTCGATTAGGCCCCGCCGATTATGCGGGGCTGCACGAAAGGATAAACCTGTTATATCAGGAAGGTAATTTGCAATTAGCCGCCGACGATTACCCGGACACGTCCGCCATTGAATCCGCCTTCGAAAAGGCGATGAAATGGCTACACGGGAAAAGAATCTTCGGGGCGGGTATGCTAAAAGAAAAACCGGTCCGCCGGCTGATTGAAGAAACCGCCGCTTACCTTTCCAAAGGCATCAAGCGGGGCGTTGTACAGGAATCGCCATCGGAAGCGATGGTCTCCAGCCTTCGGGAAAGTGCCGGTGTGTTCTCCGGATTCAAAACCTTTCATGAAATGAAGGAGGCAGCAAACCTGTTGTTGGATGAAAACGGCGATTTAAAACCGTTTGAACGCTTTTCAAACGACGTTCAGAAGATTAATGACGCTTACAACAGGCACTATTTGAAGACGGAATACAATTTCACAGTACAGAGTGCGGAAATGGCAGCCAAATGGGAAGAGCAACAAGACGACGGGGACGGTCGTTATTTGCTCCAGTACCGTACCGCCGGTGATAAGAAGGTTCGCCCGGCGCACCGGGAACTGAACGGTATAACTTTGCCGCCTTCCGATCCGTTTTGGGACAAGTATTATCCGCCGAATGGTTTTAACTGCCGTTGTACCGTCCAAAAGGTACGAGCTGCCAAATACCCGGCCACCGATAGCGACGCGGCCATGAAAGCCGGGGACAAGGCGACCGAGGGCAAATATGCCGAGATGTTCCGGTTTAACCCCGGCAAACAGCGGGCGGCTTACCCGGCTTACAATTCTTACACGATCAGGAAGTGCACCACCTGTAAAAAGAATGGGCTGGGACTGGCCAAGATTCCAAGCAACGAACTTTGCGCCGCCTGCCCGATTATCCGGGAATGCGCCGGGGACATTGCCAAATCGCAGGCGGCCATCGAACGGAAGCACTATCTTCGGGAAATGCAGCCGCTTCTGAAAAAGAAGGTCGTACTGGAGATAGACGGGGTAAAGAAAAGCATCGGATTTACCAAAGAAGGAAATAAGCACTTATACAGTGATACCTTCGGGCGGTCGTCCGTATTAAAACCGGACGATTTGGCACATCTGGACAACGTATTGAAACAGTCTGTTTATGTCAGTACGTCTGACAGATTAAGTCACGCACGAAAAGATAAGGTAAAACGGTTCTTTTATTTGAAAGGAGAGATTAACGGTAAAACGGTATATCTGAATGTGGCCGAAGCCGAATTTGAAAACAGGGACGGCAAGAAAAAGTATGATCGTTTTCTGTATTCGGTAACGGACAAAATAAAAAGCGAATAAATCGGCGACCCCTTAGGTTCTTGACCAGCTTAGCCCACACAATTCACTCGCTTTTCACTGCAAATATACAACTAATAATTTAAAACCCAATCCTATGGACGGAGATTTTAAGAAAGAAGTCATCGACCGGTCAATAGAGGACATCAAAGTCGAGTTTGACGAGGAATTTGACCGGAATTTCGAGCGGAAAGCCTTCTTCGACGAAAAAGAATGGTCCGAACGGAAATTTGACGACGGGGTTGGTTCGCTCCTGCAACGCACCGGCGGGCTGCGCCGGAGTATCCGGAGCCGGAAACGGCGGGGCGAACTGGTTTATTCGTCTTCCCGACCATACGCCCGGATTCATAATGAAGGCGGGGAAATTAAAGTTACCCGGAAGATGAAAAGGTATTTTTTAGCGAGATACCTAAAAGAAGCTAAGTATTCTAAATCTGGAGAACAGAAGAAAAAACGTCCAAAAGCAACGGACAAACAGTTGCAAGGCTGGCTGGCACGCGAGGAAGAAAACAAAAAGCTGTCGGATAAGGCTGAATTTTGGCGAAGAATGGCGTTGAAGAAAGTCGGTTCTACCGTCAAGATACCCGAACGCCGCTTTATCGGCACGGGGCGCAATACCGACCGGATCATTCGGGAAATAACCGAACAGAACTTTGAGGATTATTTAAAACGACACCCAATCATAGACAAATGAGAAAGATTTTATACCGCGAACTAAAGAAACGCCTGTCGCGCCTTTTGCTGGCCGATGGTAGCGACATCGTGTTGGTATCGGAGGAACGTATCAAACAGATGGTAGAAGCCGGAGAAACGCCCGATTATGCGATCAAGCATTTCGGATTGTGGAACCGGCAAGTGGAATTTATCGAGGAAGAGGCGCATTTCCCGATGCCCGCCGTATTTATTGAGTTCGGGCGTTTGGCATGGCGGCACCAGAAAGGCGGATTACAGGACGCTGACCTGACTGTCGGGCTGCACGTCCTGACGATCGCCCTGCCGGAAGGATACGATGGCGAGGAATTCCACCTGGATTTGCTCGACAAGATAAACCGCTGTTTGCACGGGTTCACCGGCGAATATTGGGGATCATTCAAGCGGTCGGCATCCATACCGTGCCACGACCACGAAGAAATATTGGACGATACAGAAGTCTATCAAACCCTTTTGTACGACGATTCGGCGGTGAAGAAACTGGTCAAACATCCGGTTCCGCCCGATGTGACTATCCGAACAAAGTAAGCTGCAATTCCCGCCCTTTTTCGATAACGGCGGGCTTTGCCGCTGCATTGATGTAGTTGTAGAAGGTTTTTTCTGAAATACTGTAAATGGGATAAATGTACCTGCGCCAAATTTCCCGGTTCGACAGTCCGGTTTTGGCGTATTCGTCGTAAATGGCGTTCACTTCGGCCACCCGACGGGCGTATGAGCATCCTTTCAGTTCCATTTATCCCTGATTATGAGTTGTTGTACAAAAGTAGTTAAATGATAATTTACTGCAAAATAAACGGCGGGATAGTTTTTACACTTCCCGCCTTACTGAATTTACAAACTATTCCTCATGGCTTTTCGACTTTCTTCCTCATAAGAGGCCAAAAGATAATGTCTCATATCTCTATTAAGCCTCTTATCTTCATTAGGAAAATAAGTTTCATTCCACTCCAAAACTAATAAGGCGTCATAACGGCTTTCATCTAAAATTTCACTTATGGAAATGCCATCACAAAGATAGTTTTCCAAATCGTTAATATTAATACTTCGATGTTTCATGTTTTATATTATTAAAATTTGCATGCAAAGATATATAAGCTACCCAGATTAACGAGTTTTGATTAAATATTATATAACATACCGAAAAACAAACCTATATAATGAGAAAGCGGTAGCTTTCAGCCCCGCTTTCTCATTATATAGGTTTTGCCCCTTTAAAAAACGTCTTTTTATCGTCTACTCTACTTTTTCTACATAAATCCCAACCAACGCCGACAAATCCTGATAAACCGGTTGTCCGGTGTTCCGGGTACATCTGTAAGTAACACCGCCCTGAGAATAGTATTTGCCGGAGAACAATTCCATATTATTATTGTACGGTATTGGATCATCCTGCGTTCCCGCGTGTTCCTCGTTGATTTCCTCATAGAGGGCCGCGGTATCAATGCTGGGGGGCTGGTTTGCCAGGACAGTGGAAATCTCCTGTCTTACCCGGTAGAGACGATCTTCATACCGGACACGGAATTTCGCTTTCAGAGTCTTGCCGATGAAGTCTTTCCATTCCGGATGGATTTCTTTCAGCAGGAGAGCTTCGTTGTTCGTCATATCGGTATTGTTGATGGTCATTTGGGCGAAGAGGACCGCCTGCTGTTCCGGTGTTTTCTTGGCCGAGGCGATGGCGGCACGTACTTCCTCCAATGTCATGAAGGACGGTTCCGGGTAACCCTCCTGAAAATTAATTGCGGTCAGCGTTTCGATCGTATCGGCATTGGCGATAGAATCAAGCTGCTTTTTGATGTTTTTATCACAGTCACCATAATTGGCCAATACACGGCCGGAAATGAACAGGGCTTCATCGGGTGAAACCTCAACCACTCCGGATTCTGTTATAAGGGGAACGGTTGTATCGTTGTCCTTCACCGCCTGTTCTGCCTGGCTGCGCAACAGAAGTATGCCGCTTCGTTCCAGCGTGATATTCTTTCCGTCCAGTACGAAACGGCCCACAGCTTCCTCACCGCTGCACCATATCGACATGACCGATTTTACGTCCGACAAATCAGGCTTGAACAAGAACGTTTCTTCCATGTAGTTTACGCCTTTCACTTTACCCTCTTTGTCGGCAGGGTTATCCCGCACGTCCCAACGGACATTCCATTTGTTCTGATCGGCGTTGATACACTCAAACAGTGATACACCTTTAGTTCCTTGTACTCGTTTCATTTTGTTTCCTCCTGTTTTTGTAATGTTAAACCTAAAGCAGCCATCGCCATTCCCAATTCCATTTCCTTTTTTTGTTCTTCCATAAGTTCCGTGGGGAAAAGAATCGGTTCTGCAACCATTTTCTGCCAGACTTCATCCGACAGGTCTATATTAGCCAAATAAGCTGCCGCCTGAACTGTTTTTTTATCCAGTTCCATCAAAATCTTTACTTTTTCCTCCATAACTGATTATTTTTGATTGTTTTCCGGCAAGTAAGCCGAAATATAGGTTGTTACTTCACATGATACGATAACACGGCCGGAGCCCTTGCACTGGGGACAAACAGCGTCGTCTTTTACTCCCTTACCCTCACAAACCTTGCAGGCTACGATATGAGGCGGAATCGTCTTTTCACGTTTAGGTGCAGGTGATTCCATTCCGGCCGGTTGCTGCGATTCCGGCCGTCTTTTAACCTGCTTTCTTCTGAATCTTTCTAAAATACTGTTCATTTCGATTATTATTGATTGTTACTACTATCGTCTGCCGTCCAGTTGACCGTTACGACAGCCTTCAGGCGTTTATTCCCTTTGCAGACAGGGCACTCGCATTTGACGCGCTCCCTGTATTCATCCATTCCCCAGAACCAGCCATTGCCATGGCAATAAGTGCAGGGAATGCCGCCGAACTCCACCCGTTCGACTGGTTGCTCTTTCGGGAAGAGCGGCGGCTGGATAAGTAGTGCGTGTTGCCCTTTGCTCATGCTTCCGTCATGCCTAAAGGAATACAAACCCATGCTCCGTTCTCGTTCTTCACCTCAGCCCGGATAAACTGTTTGCTGATGGCCGGCTGGTAGGCTTCCTCGATGATCTGAACGCCTTCCATGAAACGTTCCGAGCCGGTCTCTTCCGCAATCTTGCGAAGCTGAACCACACGGCTTGCTTTTAGCGTTCCCTTAGCGTCGCGGGCCAACAGGCGGAGTACCATTTTTACAAGGGCTTTCGTCTTTTCATCGCTCGCCAACCCTTCGATATATTCTTTTACGATGGCGATGCCGTCTTCCACCGTGTCGCGGTACCCGTCAGTGGTATAGACCCCCACCGTGATGCGCTTATCCCCGGCTGAGTTGGTGAAGGTGTCGGAGCGCTGGCCGTCCTTCTTGAGCTTCAGGACATCGGCCTTCATCTCAATCACATTGCGAAAAGCGTCCAGAACTGCCTGCTTGGTATCCTTGATACCCTGACTCAGGCACAGTAGTTCGGGTATTGCCTGTTCGATGGTTTCATCTACCAGTTCCCGGTATGCCTCGCGGTCGCGCTTGGCCTGTTCCTTGGCTTCCTTTGCCGCCCTTTCGGCTTTGAACGCTTCAAACTGTTCTCTTTCTTCAGTTGTCATTTCGACTGCCTGTTTTACTTCTTCCATGATTCGTTAATTTAAAAGTTGATTACTATCGTTCTTTTCTATGTTTTTCTTATTGATGATACGTAGCTTGATAACCACCATATCCAGTTCTTCGACGGTAAGTTTGGCGAACTTCTTCCCGCTAATCCGGGGATTCATGCAGAAGGCATCCACCCGTTCCCAGTCGGTGGTGTCAATACCATGCTTTTGCATCAGCTTCAGCGCCACTGAACGCTTCTGCCGCAACTGTTCGCGGTAGATTTCCCGTACCTTCCGGTTCTGGTCCATCTGCTGCATGGCCTCGCACATGTCGTTGTATTCCTTGGCAGTCATTTCGCGAAGCGAATCTGTTCTACCACCGGTGTACTGGTTTACCAATTCCGCCTTCAGTTCTTCCCGGTCTGTTGTAGGCAAACGGTTCAAAAGGACATAGAACCGTGCGTAATTGCGTGTTTTCATTCAAAGTCCTCCTCTTTAAGTCCATACTCTGCCATCAGTGCGTCGTGCGATAGTCCGGAGAAACGTTCGGACAGTTCGCTAAAGATGAAGGCCTGGTCTGTAAATGAAAAGCCTTCCGACTTTTTCATTGCGTCATTCAAGATCGCTTCTATAACTTCGTCCATGACATTATGATTTGCTGTTATTTTTCTTTTCTTCCGTTCCAATATTGGGTAGCGCCTTCTGCCCATATCGTAAAATGATTACCGGGTTCTGTAATGAAGCGCCCTTTACACACCGCACGGAACCCCTCCACGCGTATCTTCATGTCCGCATCGTACGCCACCTTCTTGGCTGCACGGCCTTCCGGGTTTTCGCCTTCCGCGTGACTGATGAAGATCAGTAGCTTGTTCGGATGACGTTCCTTCAGACTTTTGTAGGATGCGTATGTGAGCCCGCTGTATTGGAAACTGTCAATGATTACCACCTCCGGACTCCTTCGCTTCAAAAGCCGCTCGCTCAATTCATCCATCTGCTCACGGTCAAGGATGATAAATCGCCGATTCACCTCTTCCATCCGTTCACGGTTGAGTGAAATTTGCAGGGAAAGTCCTGTACTTTCTTCCAAGCTGTCATAGGCAACCCTGCACCACCTGCACAGATATTTGGCCAGCTTCATGACAAAGGCACTTTTCCCGTTGCCGCTTTGTCCCCAGATAATCCATGTTCCGGTTTGCGCTGGTTGGCCGAATGCTGCTTTCCATTCCCCCTCGAACGGAAAGCTCGGTATGCTCATTTTTTGCACCTCTGTAGGTGAATAAGCTCTTCTCATACCGGTACCTCCTTTACTGCTACCTTGCAATTGGTAGCTGCCAGTATTTTTGCGGCCAGCTCCAATTCTTCCAGCTCGATCACGATAAGCCCTTCCGTACGTGTCCTTCTTACCCTAAGGTCGCAAGGGTATTCACCTTCTTCCCATAAAAGAAGCACATGAGCCGCGTATTGGTATTCCATGCCCAACTGATATATTTTCTTTACTGCCATATCAAGCCTCCTTTCTCAGTTTTTCAATTTCTGTATAGACACGTCTCAAACTTCCCCCGGTGCGGTTTACCACCTTCACGATATCGGTACTCTCCGGAGCATTCAGCTTGGCCACCATAGCCGCCTGCGCCTTCAAAAAGACTTCGCGTTCTTTGGCATCGTCCGGGGTAACCTTGCTGTATTTGTCGCCATATCGGGAAAGCATTTCGGTATATCCCACCTTCTTACATTCAATGGAGCGGTTTATCTTTTCCTTCAGCCCGTCTGCGCCCATCATATACCAAGCGCAACAGCGTTCCGTAGCGTTCCAAAGCGCCTTCAACTCCAGGAAGGCTTCATATTGCAGGTCCCCTGCTTCGTCAAGAATAATCAAAGGGGTATCCAGCGTTTTCAGATAGAATACCAGGTCATCGTACACATCCACGTACCGGCCGTTGGTACTGATGCCAAATTCGCGGGCAATATGGCGTATCAGCCGCTGTTTGCTCTTGACCTGGGAGCAGTCCACATAGATGGCATTCCGGTGCGTCTTGACATACACGCGAGCGGTGAAGGTCTTCCCGATATTGGCCATGTCGCAAAGGATGGCGCTAACACCGCTTTCCTGGCACATGGCCAGCTGTTCTGTGATAAAGATATAGGTCGGGGTTTCCGCGGCTTTCCACACCATCTCCTCGGCCAGTGATACGTTCAGTCGGCGGGCGATGCATATCCAATTGGTATCGCTCACCTGACGGTCAATGTTGCCCTTTTTTATTGAGTTGTACACACTGCCCGATATGCCCAGCGCTGCTGCGTGCTTGTTGTCGCTTGGGTAATTCTCACGATTGGCTTTGATAGCCTCGATAATACGCTGTTTGATGTCTCTTGTAATTTCCATATAATTGCTGTTTTAATATCATTAAAATACCGTTAAAGGGACTTTCTACCGCTTCCCTTGAACTGGCTTACATCATAGTTCAGATAATCGATTTCCTCGCTTTCGCTTTGTTCTACCGGCTTGGCAACCGCTTCCCTTATCTGTTCTGCCGCCTTTTTCTTCATTGTCACAACCGGCTTAATGGCCTCGCGTTTCATCATGGCATCAAACTTGCAGATCAGCTTGTTTTGTTCGGTCATGATTCTTTCGTCCTCATCGGTACGCTCGGCCAATGCTTCGTTGTATGTACCTACATCCTTCAACTGGTCTATCAGGTTGCCGTTTTGATAAATGTAGATATCGCCTATTTCGCCGTTATCGTCTGGCAGGAAGTAGGCATCCACCTTCAGGTTGTTAGGTTCCAACCGGTCGAGCACCTCCGGACTGCTCAGCCAATAGTCCTTATACAGGATCCGACAATAACTGTTGCGCCGGATACTGGTGCTAACCTGCTCCCCGATAAACCGGTAAAGCATGGCTTTGTCGAGCGGTTGCAGGTTCGGATTCATATTGCCTACCAGCACTTGCCAGCGCGTCATTCCCGGATATTTCTTTTGGTTGGGATGCAGCGAATTATTGAATTCCCTCACGTCCATCATATCTTCCGTTATGAGCTGCTCCCAGGTGTAGTACTCTTGATCCTCATAAGTATCGTTCAGTTCGTCGCTTATCTTCTTGCTTTCGGTCCGATACTTTTCATTCCGAGCATAAAACCTACCGATGCCGAGGTGGTTCCGGTGCTCAACACTCTTTTTCTTTGCACCGTTAAAATGTTCTGCACGCTTTTCCTGCGAGTTCAGAGGTGCACAGAAACGCACAAATGGAAATACGACTCCAGCCTTCAGAAAACCTTCCTTCCATTGGCTCATCAAGTGGTTTTCCACTTCCACCTGTGCCGGAATGCCCCAGCCGTTCCGCTCGATCAGCCGGAACATACTCCGGAACATATCCACTACTAGGTCGACGTTCTTGTTCCGGTTATAGGCAAATCCGACAACGCACTGACTTGCCACGTCATAGGCGTAATACGCTTTGGGACGTGCCTTTGTGTCCTTCAACTTACGCGGGAGGTCTCGGTCATCAAACGAAATCTTACTGAATGAGAACTCTGGTGCATGGCGATGCACATGGGGGCGCTGGCTATGCATGAAGGTGCTCCAGCTCATTTGTGATTTGTTTATCAAAGCCTGATTTTTGGGTTGGTTCAATATGTTATTGATGGTCGATTTACTTAGTTTCAAAGGTTTTCCGTTTTTATCAAGGAAATCTGTAGGGTTATACACTTCGCCTGTCTGTGGGTCTATCACCTCCAGATTTCCGTTGACAAAGTCAGAATACATACACCAGACATCACTGTTCCAGGGCTTGTTGGGCATGATTGCCAAGGAAAGAACAAGCCGCTCAATATTCACGTTCACCTTGCGGGTATTCTGGTTGCCGAACTTGCCGCTGATGAGGGATGCGTAACCTTTCGCCTGGAAGTCCATCACTTTTTTCTTGAAACGGCTTACCGATGTCGGCAGGGTGTGGCCAAACTCTTTCTGATAGAAACTGATTGCACCGCTCATTTCTTCCCACATTACGCGGCTTCCCTGCATCACGGCCCGCTTCATCCGCACGTCGTTCAGCAAGCGGATAACCGCTTTGATGGCCGATGCGTTCAACGTATATTCCTTTTGCTGTTCCGGCTCCAGCGGCTTCCCTGAGGGCAGGCGGTGAAGAGAATACCAGCTTTGCGCCTCGGGGTCAACTTCCCAGTGGGAGCCAAACCAGTTTCTAAGCATTTCTGTTTCCATATTACCATATTTTTGAGTCACCAATTCTCTATATTTCTCCGGCAGGCTTTCCACGGATACCAAGGCAGACACGCCACGTCCGATACCTTTGCGCACAACCCTTACCTTTTTCCGGTGTATAAGCTGCTTATAACAACTCTCACTCATGATCGGGGCAAGTTCTTCACGTGACAGCATTGATGGATGCATTCCATTCAACTGTCGGGACTTGCTGTAATCCGCTATCCCATTCGGGCGAACAACCGGGCGATCGTCGCGCGTCAAGTCGGCCATTGAAATACATAATATCTTCCCGTAGTATTCCATACAGACCTCCTTTACAGTGCGGATATCCAGTCCTGAATACCTTTGATGTCACTGACCATTATGTTTTCCCAGCGTCTTACGCATTCACCATCAACAAAGGCATTGCAGTTGCCGTTTTTCTTGTTGACTTCGAGCATGGCGCCGTTTGGGAAATACTGGCGCATATAGTCGTCATGGTCGTATAGCGTTTCAAATTCATTTTCCACACAAACGATATAACCGCCACGCTTTGTAGCGAGGGCTCGGATACGTTTGGCGAGGTCTGTGTCGCTCTGGAATGCCAAAGCCTTAAACACCATCCGTTCGGTTACTCCGAAAGCCTTTGCTATAAACTCGCGGTTCTCTTTGGTTACTGTTATTCTCTTGTTCATCTTTATTTCTGTTTTGCTGTTAATAATCTGTTTTTAAATACTTCCGCTATTCTCCCGAACCACGGAAGTTTTGCTACCTTTGTAGCATGTCAAACCAAATTTTAAACAATTATGAATTCAGGTTATACTACCGAGGATCTTATACGCCTTGAGGCTCGTCTTTATGCCGTTGAGCGTTACATCCGAGAACACGATCCAGAAGGGGGTTGGTTCTTAGACCAAGAGTATCACAAATATCTCTCAGTTGTCGCATTTCGTCACGGTGACGACGAAATGATTCATCGCATGATTCAAGAAAGGAACGCTCATGAGGAGCTGTGCCGAGAACAGGATATTGAGATAAAATTCCCTTAGCTTTAGAAGACGCATCTATAAAAGCTCTTTCATGCTCTGCAATCTCCTGATAATAGCGTTCGGTAATGGAAGCACATTTTTCTTCGATTATTCTGCGAAGTAATTCTTTACAGGATTCGTTAAGGCAAGAGTTCTTGGTTTTAGATAATGAATTATAGAACTCTGCCCTTTTTTCATGAGATTGAAAAGTAGGGATATCTGCTTGCTCCGGAAGATTTATGAAATACTGTCCGGGCGTGTTTCGTCCGGGTAACATATAGGCCTGAATAACTCCTCTTGCTTTTAATCTCTTAAACTGTCCAGCAGTCATAATACCGGAGACCAAATCTTCATATCTGAATATTTTTGAGTATTTCAATTCTATGTCCTTCCCTACCGTTTTTCGTTCCAAAACAGCAATACCGCCAACATATACATTTTGGAATACTACCGTTTCCGGAAGCCCGCTTAATTCCTTTTCTATCTTTTTCAGTAACTCTTGTTTATCACGACATAAGTTTGTATTGAACCGTACATACGCCTTCTTTGTGATTACTCTTTTTGCTTTCATAATATTTCCTCCTTATCTAAGTTCAACAATAATCACTTCGTCATCAAACGTCCTGGCCAATTCCGCTTTGAAATAGCCCATCGAACACTCGCCGTCGAATACGGCTATAAACGTCACGTTGTCCACCATGTAAGCGAAGGTGTCTTCTTCGTGCCTGAACTGATCCAAAAAGTCCTCGACCTTCGACCAGTCGTGAAAACTCACTGAAACTCTAATTGCTTTCATACGCTTTATCTTTTTAATGTCTCGTGGGCGATCCCGGACTCGAACCGGGGACAATGGCTTCTATGGGTAAGTTTCGCCTGTTCTACCGACTGAACTAATCGCCCGCCCGTCTTTCCGGGCTGCCACCCGTCTCTTTACGTCTTCCGGGTTGTCACGCTCGGTTTATCCTATAGTCTATTTACCTTCATTCAATTCTATCGGTTGCATGGAAATGGCATCATAGAAGCCCTCTTCGTGGTAGAAAGCAACTACAAGACCTGTTTTTTTCTCTCGGATCTCAATCTGCGTGGTAGCAATGTTGCGACCCGGCACCACGTACAGATCACATTTACCTCTCATCCCTTTTACGTAATTACCTACCGCCAAAACGACAGCCTTATTTACAGCAGAAACGCTTTCGCTATCCATCTCCTTTGCAGGCACGTTTCCAGTCTCGAATCTCAGTATCATATTCTTTGCTCTTTTTAAGTTTTACTTCTAATATTCGTGAATCTCGGCCCTTTTTAGTATATTTGGCCGCTGTTCATCACTGAACACGGTGCAAATATACAAAACATTTCGCCATATGCAAACAAAAGAACAAAAAATATCGCCAATAAAGCAAAGGATTTTGTCTTTTGCTGGTACTTTAGGTATAAGCAAGCGTGATTTTTACAGTAAAATAGGGGTGTCAAGAGGGACTCTTGAGAGTAGTACAGGTATTACAGAGGATGTAATGGCGAAATTTATCGCCACATATCCAAACATCAATAGTGATTGGCTGCTAACCGGTAGAGGACAGATGTTGAAAGATGATGGCGGCATACCGAAAGACTTGGTTCGAACAGATCCGGCAAAAGGTGTGAATTATATTGGGGCCACTGCGCCAACTGGTACTGGTTCCTATGGTACTGCTGAGGATAAAACAGAGGAAACAACTGCCAGAATTGCTACCCAACCAGGTGAGGGCATCCCCTTGATACCTTTTGAAGCGATGGCTGGTGCACTCACATGTGAGCAAACGGTATTGGAATACGAATGCGAACGCTATGTTGTACCTATGTTCAAAGGGGCAGACTTCCTTATTCCGGTGAAAGGATCATCCATGTACCCGAAATACAGTTCCGGTGACATCGTAGCCTGCCAGCGCGTATCGATGAGCGACCTGTTCTTCCAGTGGAACAAGGTGTATGTAATCGATACCAATCAAGGAGCACTAATCAAACGCATCAAACCGGGAAGCGATCAAGAACATGTATTGATAGTATCAGACAATGAGAAGTACGACCCATTCGAATTGCCACTCGCTGCCATCCACGCGGTCGCACTCGTCATTGGCGTAATACGACTCGAATAGCACTCAAACGCCCCACGCACGCACATTTTATACCTTAAAAGGTTACCATATTACATAATATACTGAATAATAGATAATTATACAATGTTTAGATATAATTATATACCGTTTGCAAGTGGCTTTTTCTACCCATTTAAACGGCTTTTTCTGCCAAAAGGGGCATTTATTTTACATTTTGTATATCTGTACGAGGTCTGAAAGCATGGTTTTTGTAACCCTTTTGTAACCCTTTTAACATTTATAATGTAACCCTTATACGTAACCCTTTTCGTAACCCATTACGTAACCCATTACGTATAAAAAAAGCCGCTGAAACGCTCCGGGAAGTAAGCGAAACAGCGGCTAAACAGCTATATAACAGCAATTTATATAGTACTACGAATAAGGTGAGAGACAACAATCCGAGCGCGCTTGATCATCCGGATGCTTCCGTCCTCCATTTTGGCGTGCAAAAGGGTGCTTTTCTTGATCCCGATACGGTCTTCATCCAACGTATCAAACACGGCAGAAAGGCTACCGAAATAGAAGTCTTTCTTCTCAAAAATCAAATGAACATGTACTACCTTAATCTGTCCCATATCGCACTTTTTCTACTGCAAATATACCAAATAACGCTTATATGGAAGAATTTACGCCAAATTATTTTCAATCACACCTCAAATTTGTACTCAAAATAAGAGCCGCCAGAACAGACGTCATTATGGCGCGTTCTAACGGCTTTCTATAGCCATTCTAATAAAGATAACGGGAGTAAAGCTAAAAGGCAACAGAGGCAAAGAAAACGGCCTCATTTAACCTCCTACGTGTAAACCTGGAGTAAGCCAAAAGTAAACTTCGTTTTGAAAGGCCGTCCGATGTCAATCTCCTGTAACGTGCTAATCCATAACTTGTTGCGGTCACTTTCTGCTCAACCTCATTTTAACGCTTCGTTCTGTGCCCTATAAGTTTTAGTTGCGCTCCAAGTAAGATTGAATTTCTCGCCTTCCGCACCATAATTATTTGCCCAACAAATCACAGTATGGTCAGAATTGAATGTATAGCATCTCTGTTCTTCTTCACTGTCAACT